ATAGGAGAAAATTCTTTAACAGCTAATACAACAGGCGGAACAAATACTGCGGTAGGTTCACGCACCTTAGATGAAAACACTACTGGAAGTTCTAACACAGCAGTAGGACAAGGTGCATTAAATAAAAATACAACAGCAGATAACAATACAGCAGTTGGTCAAGGTTCTATGGCAGCTAACACTACAGGAACAACAAACGTAGCAGTTGGTGCTTCTGCTTTAGCAGCTGCTACTACAGCAAGTGACAATACTGCTATAGGTGCTAATGCTTTAAAAACAGCAACCACAGGACACAGTAACACAGCTGTTGGTAAGGCTGCTGCTGAAGCACTTACGACTGGTGCAGAAAACGTATTTGTAGGTGAAAGAGCAGGAGATGCTACAACCACAGGAAGTAATAACACAGGTGTTGGACACAAAGCATTAAGTTCTTTAACTACAGCAAATTCTAATGAAGCTTTTGGTAACGATGCTTTACAAGCATTAACAACAGGTACTAATAATGTTGCAGTAGGTTCATTTTCTTTAGACGCTTTAACTGATGCTTCTTATCATGTTGGAGTTGGTTATCAGGCTTTATCTGCTAACACGACAGGAACACAAAATGTAGGAGTAGGTTGGAGTGCTTTATTAACAAACACCACAGGAAGTTATAACACAGCCATAGGAAGTTCTGCACTATATGCTAATACAACAGGTGCAAGTAATGTTGCTTTGGGCAGAGATTCTTTAGAATCAAATACTACAGGTTCTGAGAATACTGCGTTGGGTGCGAAAGCATTAAATTCAAATACAACAGGAAGCTATAACGTAGCAGTTGGTCGAAGGGCTTTGGAAGACAATACTACAGCCGATAATAATGTTGCTTTAGGTTGGGGTGCATTAACAGAAAACACTACAGGTTCAACCAACACAGCCATAGGAAGAAGCACTTTAGCAGCAAGCACGACAGCTTCTGATAACACAGGTTGTGGTTATGCTGTATTGTTAGCAAATACAACAGGAACTAATAATACTGGAGTTGGTGTTAATGCTTTACAAGCAAACACGACAGCTTCTGATAATACTGCGGTGGGTAGAAATGCTTTACTATCAAACACCACAGGTGCATACAATACGGCAGTAGGAAGTTTATGTTTAGACTCTAATATTGCTGGTCAAAAACATACTGCTATAGGGTATGGTGCTGGTAAAGATATAACAGGTGGTGAAGAAAATACATTAGTTGGTTATTTGGCTGGGCAAAATATAACGACAGCAAGTGCCAACGTAGCAGTAGGACAAGAAGCATTGGGAGAAAATACGACTGGAAACTTTAACGTAGCCGTAGGTAGAGAAGCTTTACTTTCTGTTACAGGAGGGGCTAATAATGTTGCTGTTGGTAAAGCTGCTTTTGACAACTGTACTACTGGAGTAGATAACGTAGGTGTTGGGAGAACGGCTGGTTCTTCATGTACTACAGGTTCAAACAATGTATGTATTGGTGATTTCGCTGGAGGAAATTTAACTACAGGCGATGGCAATATTTATATTGGTCATAATACTGGAACACAAGGTGAGTCATCTTCTCAGAATGGTTCTTGTATTTATATTGGAGAAGGAGCATCTGGAAATAATGCGTCAGTTTTTGAATATGTCTTAGGCTCTGGAAGAATTGGGTTAGGTGGTAACTCTTTTGCTTTTGGTAAAACAAGTAATGTTGTTTACAATCTTTTTACTTCCAATAATTCTTGGGTGAGAAGTTCAGACTTAAACAAAAAAACTAATATAAAAGATACAGATTTAGGTTTAAGTTTTATTAATGAATTAAGACCAGTAACATTTAATTGGCGACCTAATAATGAATTTCCAGAATATTTTGAAGATTATTCTGAAACAGAAAACCATATGGACACAGACGTAAATCTTTATGGAATGATTGCACAAGATGTAGAAAAAGCATTAGATAAAGTTGGTCATAAAAACTTTGGTGGATGGGTAGAAGAAGAAGATGGTTCACAAAGTTTGTCACAAGAAATGTTTGTTTATCCATTGATAAACGCAGTAAAAGAATTATCAGCAGAAGTTGATGAACTTAAAAAGAAACTTAATTAGGAGTAAAAATGGCAGTAACAAAAGCAATAACAAGTTGTACCCCATACGTTAATAGTAATAGCAAAGTTGCTAAATGGGATATAGAAATGACATATGAAAACGATAGTGAAGGAGATGCTACTTACTATAAATCAAGATTTTCTACTACAGTTAATCAAAAAGATACTGATGCAGATGGTAATGTAACAACTAACTTTACACTTAAAGCTAAAGGTTCTTTTAGTAACGCTGATTTAGTAGCACTTTGTCCTGTATCGCAATGGGATATAGTATTTGCTAGTCAGGTAGATAGTGTTATTACTAATCCATCAGTAGACAATACACCTGATAACGATTTTAACGTACCTAGTTAATGGCAGAAGTTACAGTACATAACATGCCTTCTGTTTACGTTATGGAAACAGAGATGCCTATAAGTATGGTGAATGACCTTAACGATTACCTTGATGAATACAAAGAAGACCAAGATAAAAAATCATTAGCTAATACTTTAGTAGGGCAAATATCTCAAGGCGAACAACTACTAATGGATAACGAAGACTCCAGAGTAAAAGAATATTCTGAGTTTATATGTAGTCTTGGTGCTGATTATGTTAATTTCTTTTTTAATAGCACAGGCAACAAACTAAACAATCAAAAAGCTATAACAATAGATGAAACTTGGTCAGTACATAGTTATGAAGGCGACTACAATCCTATACACGATCATGGCACTAAAACAATCATGGGTATATCTACTACAGGTTGGACTAAAGTACCGCAACAAATATTAGAACAACCTACTGCTGGTTCACCACAATATTCTTTATATCACGCATCTGGTGATTGTGATGGCTACATAGCTTTTAATTATGGTCGTAACGAATTAATGAATACAGAAAGACTAAGACCACCACAGTCTTTTATGATGAAGCCAGAAGTAGGAAAACTATTAGTATTTCCTTCTTGGTTACAACACATGGTATATCCTTTTAAGGGTGAAGGTGAAAGAAGAACAGTAGCATCTAACCTTAACTGTTGGGATGTGCAACCAACAGAAGATGCCACTAACTAGATATACATTTAAACCCGGTATAAATAAAGAGGGTACTTCATATAGTAATGAAGGTAATTGGTTTGATGCTGATAAGATAAGGTTTCGTGCAGGTCGTCCAGAAAAAATTGGTGGTTGGGTAAAGAAAAGTGTTAATACTTTTTTAGGCTCAGCAAGAAAATTACATCAATGGGTGGGATTAGATACAGATAAATTTATTGCACTTGGAACACATCTTAAATTATATTTGTTAAAAGGTAATACTTTTAGCGATATAACTCCTATAAGAGCAACAACTACAAATGGTGTAACTTTTGCAGCTACTAATGGTAGTTCTACTATAACTGCAACTGATTCTAATCATGGCGCAAATAAGGGTGATTTTGTTACATTTGCACAGGCGGTTTCATTAGGTGGCAATATTACTGCTGATGTATTAAATCAAGAGTATGAAATAGCTAGTGTTACAGATGTAAATACATTTACTTTTACAGCAAAAGATACATCAGGTAATACAGTAACTGCTAATGCAAGTGACTCAGGTAATGGTGGTTCAGGTGTTGATGGGTCATATCAAATAAATATAGGCTCTGATTTTTATACTAGCGGATTTGGATTTGGTTCAGGTACATGGGGTGAAAGTACATGGGGTGGTGGTATTAATAGTTTTGCTACGCAACTTAGGTTGTGGACATTAGATAATTTTGGAGAAGATTTAGTTGCTAATCCGAGAGGCGGTAGTATTTATTATTGGGATAAAACAAATGGAGAAACTACAAGAGCAGTAGATTTTTCAACTTTATCAGGTGCATCAGATACACCAACTATTGCAAATCAAATATTAGTATCTGAAATAGATAGGCACGTTATATGTATGGGTGCAAATCCAATAGGTAGTGCAACACAAGACCCTATGCAAATAAGATGGTCAGATCAAGAAAATGCAGCAATGTGGACTCCTAAGACAAATAATACTGCTGGTGGATTAAGATTATCTTCTGGTTCAGAAATAATAGGAGCGATAAGAACAAGACAAGAGATAGCTATATTTACTGATACAGCTTTATATTCAATGCAGTTTATAGGTCCACCTTTTATTTTTGGTGTTAATTTAATTACTGAAGGTATAAGCATGGTGTCACCACAGGCATGTGTTAATGCAAATAATGTTGTGTACTTTATGGATCAAGATAATTTTTATATGTACTCTGGTACAGTACAATCTTTGCCTTGTACAGTAAGAGCATATGTCTTTGATGATTTTAATTACTCACAAACATTTAAAGTATTTGCTACAAGAAATGCACAATACAATGAGGTATCTTGGTTTTATTGCTCAAGCAGTTCAGATGAAATAGATAGATATGTTACTTATAACTATCTTGAGCAAACATGGACTATAGGAACATTACCTAGAACATCTTGGATTGATGCTGGGGGTGCTACCACAAATCCATTAGCAGCAGGTTCAAATGGAACTACATCAAATTATTTATATGAACATGAAGTAGGTTCTAATGATGATGGTTCTGCAATGACTGCATATGTAGAAAGCGCAGATTTTGATGCAGGTGATGGAGATCAATTTATGTTTATAAAAAGATTAATACCTGATGTAGCCTTTGTAGGGACAGATACAGCACCTGAACTAACATATTCTATTAAGACTAGAGACTTTCCTTTAGGAAGTTTAAACACTGCAACAACTGCAACAGTAACCAATACTACGGGCGTAGCTTATATTAGAGCAAGAGCCAGACAAATGCGTGTAAGAATAGAAAGTACAGATGCGGATAATAGTTGGAGACTAGGCGATACAAGGTTTGATATTAAAGCGGATGGTAGACGATGAGTGAAGTATTTAATGTAAACACTCCATTAGAAATACCACCTGAAGAATATAGTGCAGATTATATGCGCAGACTGATAAATCAACTGCGTTTAAACTTTGTACAATTAGATTCACCTGATACTATAAGAGAGGTATCACAAGCATTTGATTGGTATATTTCATAATGGCAAATAGATATACAGAAGTATTAACAACATTAGCATCAACGAATGCAACAAGTGTTTACACAGTACCAGATAATAAAAGTGCCATAGTTAAGACATTAAGTGCTTATAACTCTGATGGTAGTAGTGCATATAGTTTAACAGTACAGTTGACAGACACTAGCGAAAGTACAACAGTTACTTGGGATGTAGAGTCAATAGCAACTAATACACGTAAAGGATTTTTAACTAACGGAGAGGTGTTAGTTTTAGATGAATTAGATATAATAAAGCTGACTGCAAGTTCAGCGGATAAATTTCACATCGTAATAGGTGTGTTGGAAATAGATTAGGAGACCACTATGAGTAATTTTCCATTACAAAATGCAGCAGAGCAACTGTCTAAACAGGGGAGATATGGCGATACCATGATGGTACACATGAACCCCATAGAAGTAGATGCTTTAGCAAAACTATCACCAACAGGTCAGTTGACCATTAACCCACAAACAGGGCAACCAGAGGCGTTTTTGCCACTCATAGGGTCATTGATTGCACCAACACTATTAGGTGGTACAGCATTGGGTGCAACGCTTGGAACAGTAGGAGCATCTGCATTAGGCACAGGACTAGGCACTATTGCCGAGGGTGGTAGTCTAAAAGAAGGTATAACAGCTGGACTAACAGGCGCAATAACAGGTGGTTTATTAAAAGGATTTATGCCCGGAACAGCAACTGATATACCTGCTGTGGGTGATACAGCAGCTACTACAGATAAATTATTACAGAATCCTAATTTTGTAGAAGCTACTTCAGGTACGGGTTCATTACCCGGTGCTACTTTAAATCCAGCTGGACAAGATGCTTTGAATATTTTACAACCCGGTACAACTTCTGTGCCTTTTCAACCAGTAAATACATTAGCTGATTTACCAGCTGCTAGAGCAGGAACAGAAGGTTTCTTTAGTAGATTAGGACAAAATTTAGGATTTTCTGGTGGAGCAACACCTGAACAATTAGCAGCTGATCCTACTTTAATGACGCAAGGACAAGCTTTTCAATCACAGTTTCTACCAGCAGCAGCATCAGGATTAGTAGGTGAAATGTATGTACCAATGGATATGGGTGGACCAGCAGAAGAACCTGATCCATTTGGAGAATATGAAGGTCCTTACATGCCTACAGAACAAAGGACTATGATTTCGGGAAGTGGGGGTGATCCACTAGGTTCAGCTTTTGGCGGTGAACAAATGCTTATAGGCGGTAATCCTTTTCCATCAGGACCTGAATTTGATGAAGGTGGTAAAGTAAGTAATCCTTTTGATTCTTTACCTGCAATGTCAGGTTTAGCATTAGCTGGCAATATGATGCAAGGAGGTAATTTTGGACTTTTACCTATGGCAATAGATCAATTTAGAGGTTCTGATAATAAAGAAACAAAAACTGAAATGGAAAATAAACGCCAAATGATAGGCACTGTTCCAGTAGATATGGTTGCAGGTATGGATGCTATGCAAGTACCTACAGATATGTTGAATAAAGGCGGTATGCCTTTGCAAAATCCTAGTAAAGCTGACCTTGATAATGATGGAGAGTTATCTTCATATGAAAGAACAAGAGGTAAAGCTATCGAAGCAAACATGAAAAACATGGGTGGTCTTATAAAGATGGCTAATGGTCGTACACCTGCACAAGCACAAATAGAAGAAAGCGCAGAAACTTTAGAGCGTAGAAGAATAGATGATGCTATAAGAAAACAAGTAGAAGAAACTATGTCAGCACCTATGATTGATCCAAGACTAGGTAGAATGGCTGATCCAATTAGTACACCTGTACAGAGAAGTTTAAACGATGTAATGACACCACAGCCTTTTCAAGCACCATCATTAGCAGAAATAAGAAATATGCAAAGTGCATCATTAGATAGAATGTTTGTACCAACAGACCCAGATAATTCAATAGACAGAGGCATGGCAACATTTAATAGACAATACAATCCTGTTGTTAGGGGAATAGAGGCAGTATCACCTGTCCTTACTAAAGGTGCTTTAGAACTGTATGAAGCTATAGACGAATATAGAAAAAGAGATAATTAATGGGAAACATTAAACGAGCAGGTAAAGGTGGAGGTTTTGATACCGGTCAATATGGTGGCTTTGATCCATTTGCACCTCCTATTGCACCTATAGGTGGTAGAACAGGAGGAGGTAAAATTAAACAACCTTTTGGTGGATTTAAAGATATGAGAAGAATGCCACCTAGACCTTCTTTGCAACAACAATATGCAGGATTAAATCAAGGAGTGCAAGGATTTCAACCTTTAGGCATTAGAGGGTATACGCCACCGCCTATGTTTCAACCGCAACCAATTTATGGTGGTCCAGTATTTGGATATGAAACACAATTTAACCCATTTGGTTATGGTTCTTTAGGAGGCAATCCTTTTTTACGTACACCACAATTACCAGAAATTCCTTTTACTCCTCCTGTTCAGACTCCACAACCGGGAAGTCCTGATTATGTTATACCTGATGACATACAAGCTATTATTGATGGGTTTGAACCACAAATGGATTTAGAACCAGTACAAAGGCAAGAACCAGTTTATCAAACACAAGTAGTACAAGGTGGTAGAGATATAATAAATAGGATTGATCCTCCTATTGTAGAACAGCCAACACCAATAGAACCTGCAATTCCATCAGTGCCTACTACAGCAAGTCAATACACGTCACCACAGATGCCTATAGCACAGACTGCTCCTTTTATAACTAATCAACCAATACAACCAATAGGACCTACTAATCTTGCAATAGGTAAAGCAAGCGGTGGTAGAGTTTTAGGTTTTGCCGAAGGTGGTATGCCTGAAGAAAATCAAACATCAGATAGATTAGAAGAAGAAACTATAATGGCTTTGATGGGTAAACATCCTAATCCAAAAGAAGTATTTATTAAATATATGGAAGTTTATGGTGAGAATGGTTTAATGCAGTTGGCTACAGAAGTAGAAGAAATGATGCGTACAGATGGACGTATGATAGATGGACCGGGTGGTGGTGTTGATGATTTTGTACCAGCCATTATAGATAATATGCAACCAGCAGCTTTATCTAAAGATGAATATGTAATACCAGCAGATGTTGTTGCACATGCAGGTGATGGTTCAAGTGAAGCTGGTGGTAAAGAGTTTGACAAGTTAGTATCAAGAGTTAGAAAAGCAAAGACAGGTAACACAACACAACCTGAACAAATAGAGTTTGAAGAAGAGATAAATCAAATAACATAATGAAAGTTTATTTAGTACCACAAGAATATATTGCTAAAATTTATCCAGATATAGACAAATATATAGATAAGTTAGTACCCACAGCACATGGTAGGTTTGAAAAAATAGATTTAGTTAATGATATTCTTACAGGTAAAGCAACTCTTTGGACTGTAATAGATGAAGAAGATAATAATAAAATACATGGAATTATATTTACAGAAGTAACAACTTATCCTAGAAAAAAAATGTTAACTATATCATTTGCATCAGGAGATAATTTAGAAAGTTGGATAGATGAATCTTTAGAGGTATTAGAAAATTGGGCAGTTGATAATGAATGTGTAGCTATGGAAATAACAGGACGCAGAGGATGGGTTAAAAAACTAAAATCATATAACTGGCAAGAAGAATTTGTAATTGTAAAAAAAGATAATTTAAAAAAGAATACTTTAAAAATAGTAGACACGGAGAAAGAAGATGGGAAAGAAAAGCGGAGGAAGCAGTCAACCTCAACAGGTAGAGTCAAGGACATATCAGAGTCGACTGCCTGAATACGCTGCACCTTTCTACAAGAATCTTGTAGGTAGAGCGCAAGCATTATCTTATGAGGATTATATTCCTTATGAAGCACCACGTGTAGCTGGATTTTCTCCTGAAACTATTGGTGCGCAACAAGGTATACAAGCTTTAGCAACTAGAGACTTACCCGGAATAGCGCAAGCTAGAAACATAGCTGGGATAGCATCAACTACTGGACCTATGATGGTAGGTTCACAATATGGTGGCACTAATGTTCAAAGTAGATTTGGTGGCTCTCCAATAAGAAGTACATATAGTGCAGCACCTATAAGAACAGGAGTTACTGGTTTTGGACCTGAATCATATATGAGAGCAGCTAGAGGTTTTGATGATAGAGCAGCACAAAGATATATGAATCCATTTTTAAGTAATGTTCTTGATCGGCAACAACGTAGAGCAACAGATAGGTTTGCAGAGCAACAAGCCACAAGAAATCAACGTGCTATACAAGCTGGTGCATTTGGAGGTAGTAGACAGGGTGTACAAGATGCAATAGCACAAAGAGAACTAAATGAATCTTTACGTGACATAGAAGCTAAAGGATTATCTGATGCGTTTACACAGGCTCAACAACAATTTGAAAGAGATAGAACAGCTAGATTTAAAGGATTAACATCATCAGATGCACAACAAATAGCATTAGCACAACAAAGATCACAAGAACAAATAGCAACAGAACGAGCAAAACAACAAGCAGCAGATCAAAACTTAAGAGCGCAAATAGCACAGATGCAAGGACTATCAGATGCAGATAAAAGAAGTTTAGAAGCACAGATAGCAACAGGTAGATTCTCACAAGCAGCTGGACGTATGGGATTAGATGCACAACTAGCCAATCAAAAAGCACAAGAAGCTGCTCTTGCTAGAAGTTTACAAGGATCAAAATTATTAGCAGGTCTTGATAAACAAGAACAAGCATTAGACTTATCAAGATTAAAAGCACTATCTGATGTAGGATCACAAAGACAAGCACTTATGCAAAGAGCATACGATCAACAATATGAAGACTTCTTGGCACAAAGAGAGTTCCCATATCAACAGCTAGAAAGATACAGTGCCATACTACAAGGTATGCCAGCACAACCAAGTTTTTCAGAAAGAAGATTTTCACCAGCAGCTAATCCTACGGCACAGTTGTTAAACACAGGTTTAGGTGCATATGGTGCGTTTAGAGGACTAGGCGGAGGCGGTTAATGATTGATAGCAATATTAATAAATTAATATCTATGGCTGAACGTCAGTCAGATCAGCGTCTTGCGCAAGAATTAAATCCGCAAACAGAAACAGGATTACTTGGACCTGCATTTATATCTGCATCCGAGTTAGCTTATAGGCAAAAAATTAGAGACGAGGCACAAGCACAACCTACGCAAAGTCCTCCTATAGTTCAGCAGTTGGCACAACAAGCTACCATGTCACCCGTGCAGCCGATGCCAACTGCACCTATGCCTATGCAACAACCAATGCAACAACCAATGCAACAGCCTATGCCAATGCCTCAACAACCTATGCAAAGATTTCAAGTAGGTGGTATGGTTTTAGGAAACCCCTATAACAATCTTATTGCAGGACAAACAACAGATGTTATGGGTAATTATCCATTTAGTTTTGATGGAACTGGTAGGGTGGTACAAGACTCAATGTCACCAGTGCAGTCAAATACAGTAGATGATTTAGTAAATAAAATTAATACATCTACATCAACACCTACACCAACACCTACGCCAACACCTACACCTGTGACAGATTCAACATTTGAAAGGAATATTAAACAACAAGAACAATTATTTGGAGATAAGACACCTAAACCAAATCCTTACATGGGAGCAGGACAAGCTATATTAGATGTAGGTAAAGCTGTTGTTAATAATCCTTATTTTCCACCTATGCTTAGAGATACAATTACTCCTGATGAAAAAAAATTAGAAGAAATAGAAAATTCTGGTATAGCTAAAACACCTAATGCTGGTCAGATAAAAGATGGTGTAGATAAAAGTGGTGGTAAAGGTGTTGATGATGGAGTAGATGGTGTAAACACTTTACCTACTACTGGCGTTAGTAGTTCAGTTACAAAAGATATGGTAATTGGAGCATCAGCTGATTATCAAAATTTAATAAATCAGTCATTAGAAAGAATGACAGATGAAAAAGGCAGGATGCAAAACAAATGGTTACGTATTGCAGCTGGTGCTTTTAACGCAGCACAAAAAGGTTCTCCAACTTTGTTAGGTGGTCTTGCAGATTTAGGTGCTGGTGTTACAGAAGAATTAGTAGCTTTGAATCAAGAGGAACAAAAACAAGCACAAGAATTATTTGCATTATTTACTGCTAAAGAAAAATTAAGATTGGATAGTTTAAAAGGTCAGTACGATCAACAAAGAGAAGATAGAACATTCCAATTAGATGTAGCTGCTAAAGCTTTACAAGCTTATAAAGATTTAAAAAATGCAGATATAGCTGGTGGTAATAGATTGACAGAAGAAGATATAAGAACAGAAGTAGCTTTAAGATATGCTGATATGGGCGATCAATCTTCAAGACAGTTTATGGCAAGAGAAGCTAAAAAAATACTTGATGAACAAAGAAGATTAAAAGAATTACATGGTGAGGATTCATCTACTGCGTTAGCAGAGTTTGATGAATTTTTAAGTACAACTCCTCATTACAGAGTAATTTACGAAAACAGATTGGATAGACTTACACCCGGAGTCAATGACTGGTTGGTGGATTTACTAGCAGCAATATAGGAAATATATGTAAATGGCACAACCCCCTGATAAACCTATTGATCCATTTGATATATTTGGAGGATATAGTCCTCTTTCTACACAAGCACCTGATCCATTTGATGTTTTTAATACAGACGCAAGACAAGTTACAACACCACAAAAACCTACTGTAGATGAAAATTTCTATAACTATCCTATGTTTGGGATGGAGAAAGAACAATTTACAAAAGAAGAAAATGATTGGATAGATGCTCTTATAGATGCTCCATTGGATTTTGCTAGAGGTGGCGCACGTGGTATTGCACAAACTATACCTTTATTGGGAGAAGGTGTATGGGGATTGTTAGATTTAGCAACCAACCTTAGTGGAAAAGAAGATTGGTTAAATCCTAAAGAGAGCGAATTCATAAAAAGAATGGATGAATTACGCGAGGCTATTGGTTATGAAGATAGCGTAGCAGGTAAGACAGGGCAAGCATTAGGTAGTGTATTAGGTTTTGTAGGAACAACTATAGGCACAGGTGGTGCAGGTGCAGCTGGTAGGTTAGGTGCTGGTTATAACGCATTAAAAGCTGGAGAGTTAACTGCTGGAACAGCAATTAAAAGTTTAGGAGCAGCAACACAGTTGGCTGCACCCGGTGCTGCTGTTGGTGTTTCCGAAGCCAGCGGTAGAATGCGTGAATTTGAAAAAGAGTCAGGAGAAGATTTATCTATTGCTGATAGAAATTTAGCATATTCATTAGGCATACCTTTAGGCACAACAGAAATTTTACCTATAGTTAGACCTTTATCCATATTATTTTCAAAAATAACTAGACGAGGATTGCCTAAAGAAACTATAGATGGTTATATGGATTTGGCAAGGTCAGCGGTTATAACTGGTACGGCAGAAGGTACACAAGAAGCACTAGCTAGTATTGGTCAAGATGCTATTGCAAAAGGAGTCTATAACGAATCACAAGCTATAGGTGAATCTATAGCATCAGACTTTGGATATGGTGGTGGTGCTGGTGCTATATTTGATTTAGGTGTTAA